TGCGCGAAGCCTTCCAAATTCAACGCCTCTATGAACGGGACGCCCGCGGCGGCACCCGTTACACTGAAATCCTCAAGTCACACTTCGGCGTGACCAACCCGGACTTCCGCCTGCAACGCCCCGAATACCTCGGCGGCGGCCAGGCACCGGTTAACATCCACCAGGTGACCCAGACTTCCGCCTCCCTCCCGGACCAGCCTCAAGGCTCCCTTGCTGCCTTCGGCACGGCCGTCATGAACAATCACGGCTTCAACAAATCCTTCACGGAACACGGCGTTATCATCGGCCTGGTCTCCATCCGGGCCGACCTCAATTATCAACAGGGCCTCAACCGTATGTGGTCCCGGAAATCGCGCTTCGACTTCTACTGGCCATCCCTCGCCCAGCTGGGCGAACAAACTATCCTCAACAAAGAAATCTTCCTCGACGGCACCGCAGCCGATGAGGAAGTCTTTGGCTATCAGGAACGCTACAGCGAATACCGTTACAAACCCTCAACCATTACCGGTAAGTTTCGCTCAACCTATGGTGAAAGCCTCGACCTCTGGCATTTGGCACAACATTTCACTGCCCGGCCCCACCTCAATGCCACTTTCATCGAGGAACGCCCGCCCATCGACCGCGTCGTGGCGATTCAGAACGAGCCGCAATTCATCGCAGACTTCTATTTCCGCATGCGCTGCGCTCGTCCGATGCCCGTCTACGGCGTGCCCGGCATGATTGATCACTTCTAATGTGGGGCCCTATCCTAGGCGCCGGTATCGGCGCAATCGGTAGCATCATTGGCGGTAACGACGCCAATAACGCCAACCGCGATATCATGAACCAAAACCTCGCGTTCCAACGCGAGATGTCCTCGACTGCCTATCAAAGGGCAGTCGCAGATATGCGGGCCGCAGGCATCAATCCCATGCTGGCGGCGCAAGTAGGGGGGGCCTCCACCCCTCCTGGCGCGACCGCCCAGATGCAAAATGTCCTGGGCCCCGCTGTCTCCTCGGCCATGCAAACCGCAATGGCCACGACCCAGCTGGATCAGCTGAAGGCCAACGTCGAAAAGACGATGGCCGAAACGCAGCAAGTTGAAGCTGGCACCAAATTAACCCTGGCCCAGGCGCCGACCGAAGGGACCTATCGTCCCGCTCTCCTCACTGCCCAAACAGGCCTCACCGAAGCTCAAACTGGCACAGAACAAAGGCGCCCGGGCCTCATCGGCGCTCAAACCGCCGAACACTCTGCAAGGGCCGTCGGTCAAGCTCAGGAAAATCAACGCTTCAACGATTACGGCCCTCGCACTGTCCCGGCCGACCTGGCTGCTAATACGGAACATACTGCCAGGCGTGCCGCGGCTCATGGAGCAACGCTCCCTAACAGACCAGGCGCTCCCGACGTCCCGGCTCCTGCCGGCTCCGAAGTCGACCGCCGCAACCGCGCCCGCGAAAGCTCCCGCGAAGTCGGGCGCTCTGCCCTCGAACGTCTCCGTTCTCTCATCAGATAGGAAAAGCAATGGCGATTCATCACGACCAGGCGCACCGCGCCAAACTCCCCCGTGTCGGCATCGACACGGGCTCAGAGCGTCTTACCGAGCAGCACCACAAGGATAGCTGCGACGCGACCCAAATTGTTCAACGCTATGCCCAAACCGGGGTCCTGACCCACGTCAAGAACATCCCTGGCATTTATGCCGACCTTCCCGATACCCTAGATTATCAATGGGCCCTAGAAACCTTTAGGAAAGCCTCTGACGCCTTCGCCGCCATTCCCGCATCCATACGCGAGAAATTCGGCCACAGCCCTCACCGCTTCTTAGAAGCCATTCACGACCCATCAAACCGTCCCTTCTTCGAAGAACACGGTTTCTTCAACACCCGGACCGCGACCAAGGCCCCCGATGGGGCCGTTGTCGTCGAATCCGTCCCACCCACGCCCTCAGCGTGACCTCACCCGATGCACATATCCATAGGGGGCCCGGAGGCGGCCGCCCGTCAGGGTGGCAAGGCCGCCGCAGGACACCCTGTGGGTATGTGTGTCGCCCGACCAGGCGCCCGGGCATGTGGCGCCACCTCCCCGTGGTTCTATAATAGCTCCTTGTTCTATTATAGAACCACTGACACCAAGGCGACACGGACCACGACCGCCTAAAGCCCGAAGGGCGACGGCCGGGAGTTAGGTCCCAGGAGCCGTTTCAATCTTCAGAAAGGAAACCCTATGCATCGCAAAGCTATGTCCTCTAAGTCTTCCCGTAGGAATTTCTCCAAGGGAAACCATGTCAACGGCCGCAACGTAGAAGCGGCCAGTCCTATGCGCGGCGGCTACCGCCTCTAACCATGCGCTGCACACAACCCCTCGAGATGTGGCCACCAGGCTCACCATCTCAATCCAAAACCTATGTCTTCTCAGCTCTCAAAAGCTATCCGGGGGCGCAAGCCCTCCGGATCCCCTGCGGCAGGTGCTATAACTGCCGTATGGCCCACGCCCGCGATTGGGGAACCAGAGCGGGCTTAGAACTCGAGCAACATCCGAACTCCATGTTTCTCACCCTGACCTATGCCTCTGAACATCTTCCGGAATACCAGACTCTAGATGTCAGGACACTTCAACTATTCCTGAAGCGCCTTCGCAAACATGCGAGTGAATATCACGACATGAAACTGCGCTTCCTCGCCTCTGGCGAATATGGCGGCCGAACCGGACGCCCTCATTATCACGCCCTGGTGTATGGCTATTCGTTCAACGATTTAGTCCCGTTCACCAAGTCGGGCTCCAATGTCCTCTATCTATCCGAAAAGCTATCCGACCTCTGGCCCTATGGAAGGGCCTATGTCGCACCAGTAGCCCAGAACGCCCCCCGTGTGGGCTCCTACATCGCGGGCTACTCCCTAAAGAAACTGCAAAACGAGGAACGTCGGGTCGATCTCATCGACCATGAAACCGGCGAAATCCTCTCTTCCAACCGACGCCCTGAATTCATCACCATGTCCCGCCGCCCGGGCATCGGCATGAACTGGCTAGACACCTACGCCTCAGACCTAGAAAAGGGCTTCGTCACCATCGACGGCCAAATTCGTCGTATCCCCAAAGCCTTCTACCGCTACCTTAGGAAGGCTAACCCCGCCTTCCATAAGCAATTGACGGACAAGGCCCGCAAGTATAGCCTATCCCTAGCCTCAGAACCTGAAACGCGCCTCTGGGCGCGCCATCAGCTGGGGCTAGACCGTGCATCACAAACTAAACGCGATAAGGAACTCTAAACTCATGCAAACCATTGCTAACACGCTCAGAACAATTACCTATCTCGTAATTCTTTGCGGGATAGTAATTACAACACCTTATCTCCTCGATCGGCTCGACCTCGAATGGTCTAAAGTCGAAATAGAGCAACGGATCATCAATTCCGTAGCTCATCGCAACTCTTGTCATTAAGGAACATCACATGTCCGACCGCTTTGAACTCAAGCCGGGCTCCGGCACGCTATTCAATCACTCCTCGAAATTATCCGAACGCTCTCCGGATATGGGGGGGGAACTCCGCCTTGATGCGGATTACAAAGCCGGAACCACTATCCGGCTCTCTGCCTGGAAACGTGCCAACGGCAACATCTCCATCGGCATCAAACATCCTCGCCCGGTCAGCTGAGGAACGCTAGCCATGATCAAACTGGCAGCCTCCATCTCAGCCTTCTTCTTCATCTGCTACTTGGTCATCCTGGTCTTCGGAACAGCAATGGCCATCATCTTCGAAACCCTCCCTCGCTAAGGAACCAACCCATGATCCTCAAAGCCTTTGCCTTCCTCGACATCAAGACGGGCGCCTATTCGCGCCCCTTCTTCGTCAATCACCTGGCCGAAGCTATCCGCATGGCCATCGAAATTGCTTCCGACCGTCAGACCATGATCGGTCGCTACCCCCAAGATTATGAACTCGTTGAAATCGGCTCTTTCAATGACGACACGGCAGCTCTCGACGGCTCCAAGCCTAACGCGCTCGGCACAGTCGTATCTTATCTTCCATCCGCGCCCAGGGATTACCCTTCGGCCACCATCATCGGAGACTGACCCTTATGGCATTTGCCGACAACATGCCCTCAGTGATGAACCACGACTTCTCTCGGGTTCCACGGGCAGAGATCCCGCGCTCCTCTTTCGATCGCTCTCACGGCATCAAAACCACGCTGGATAGCGGATACCTGGTGCCGATCCTTGTCGACGAGGTGCTACCCGGAGATACCTTCAACGTAGACATGACGGGGTTCGCCAGAATGGCGACCCCTCTCGCTCCCGTGATGGACAATATCTTCTTCAATACCTTCTTCTTCTTCGTCCCCTACCGCCTCTTGTGGGATAACTGGGAACGCTTCAACGGCGCCCAGGATAAACCCGGCGATTCCGTCGATTACCGGATACCCCAGATCGCACCTCCTGCCGGCACAGGCTGGGATATTGGCTCTATCGGAGACTACTTCGGGCTTCCCTACGGCAAGACCGGCTATACCACCTCAGCCCTACCCTTCCGCGCCTATAACCTCATCTACAATGAATGGTTCCGCGACGAGAATCTTCAGGATAGCATTAAAGTCCATAAGGGCGATGCGAATGATCCCCCGGAAGACTATGTGCTTCGCCGTCGCGGTAAGCGTCATGACTATTTCACTTCTGCCTTGCCCTGGCCCCAGAAAGGGCCAGTTGTAACCCTTCCTGTGGCGTCCAACGGAATCGTTGTCTCAGACGGCAACCCTCTAAGCGTCGCTCGCAGTGATGGCGTGACCCGCATTTTGGAAATGAGCCCCTATCAAAATAAAGACCTAACTTATCAGGGTGCTGAATTTGGCGGCGACAGTCCCTTCCCGGCATTCTTTGGCAATTCGGGTCTGAAGGTAGACGCATCCTCTGGCGCGTCTGCTACGATCAATCAGCTGCGCGAAGCCTTCCAAATTCAACGCCTCTATGAACGGGACGCCCGCGGCGGCACCCGTTACACTGAAATCCTCAAGTCACACTTCGGCGTGACCAACCCGGACTTCCGCCTGCAACGCCCCGAATACCTCGGCGGCGGCC